TATATAAGCATCGCTACCGTATTCTGTTACGCTAAACTGTATCCAGTTTGGCGCCCCCGTTAATGATATGTCTTCCGGGGTAATTGTTACCGTCGTCTTAGCCATTTCTTTAATTGTTAAAAAAGTTATCCAAATCGTCTACTATTGCAGCATATAATTTATCCGCCCAATCATCGTTAAACAACGTATCTAATTCTCGGTCCATCGTGGCGAATATCGGACGCCCTTCGTGCCCATCCCGCCAGATAGCATACGATATGGCGTACAAAGTACTCGCGTCGGTAGGTATGCCGTTTTTCTGCGCCCAATCTTTTAAGACACTAATAGGCGGTTTCTTTTTATACTTTGGCGGGCGCGTCCACTCCAAGAAAACTACATAATGATTAAACAGCGCCGTTATTACCGGGTCGCCATCATTAGCCGTAGCTATCGCCGCTTCTAAATCTCCATTAAGAGCGCTATTCCTTAGCGTATTACGTCCCGTTTTAGTGTTTACACTAATAGTATCGTCTTCCAAAATAGCAGAAGCCAACGCCAGTAAATCGCTGGCTATCCTATTAACGGCTAACTGTACCCCCTCCTTACTCATTGCGGTATAGTAAAATTAGGTAAGCCGTTTTTGTCGAATACCGCGTACCCGTCTGGATACTCTACAGTAAAGTCCGGCAACGCCTCAACGCTTTTAAATTGCTTATCCGGATTAAACACATTGCCGCACCGGTCTACGGGGTTGGCTTGCAGTAGTTGGTAGGTAAAGCGCACGCCCGCAGCAGAATTATCATAATATTCCCGCAACGTTAAGAAGCTGAGACCGCCTACGCTTATCCCTGTTTCAGCGCGCAGCGCTGCTATCTTCTCTTTAAATTCCAGTCCAACAATAAAAGCGGCGCTTTGAATTGGTAACACATCTCTTTTTGTCGTAGGAATACCCAGTATATCAAGGTTAGCAGTATACCGTAGCACGTTATCCCCATCGGACTGCCCGTGTATCGGGTCATCCAGCCACACAAGTGGATGCGCCTCATTAGCTGCCCCCTTCTCTCGCCCTTCTCCATAAATAAAGGCGTTAATAACCTCGTGCTCACGAGCCAGTTTATAAAATAGATCAACTATTTGCATTCTATTTGTTTTTAGATAATGAACGATCTAACTTTCTTTGCGCTTCTTCGGCGTATTCCTTGTCTCTGCGGTATAATAAGTACGTAAAAACTTTTGTAACCGGTAACGCAGTAATACGGTCAAGGTTCTGTATGTCATCTCCCGCCAAATCCGCGATAACCTTATACCACCCCCAGGATAACGAAAACCCTCTGTATTCCGGGGCAATCGGTCGCAGGCTTGGGCCAGATTTGAAAAGGTCTGTATACGTAGATCGCAGACGTCTTTGCAGCGTAAAAAAAAAGCAAGTACACCCAAAACCTTACTTACCGGCAATGCTGCAAACATCTCCCTACGCTCGTCATTGTTTTTGCAGTCATACTTCTCACCTACAGGGCGACAAACAATGGCCAACACGTTAGAAAGTACGTTTTTACCCTGCTTCTGCACCTCGTCAATATCTACCCAGGCGCCTAACGTTAATTCTTCCTCGATAGGTACAATGAACTTTACTCCCCCCACCTCAATAGTGGGAGAAGGTTCTGCGGGGTTATTCTTAAAAAGAAAATCCAGATACCCTACAATCCGGTTAAACACTTCGGACGGCCACTCTAATAGTAGTTCTGAGTCTACGTTACATATATGGGCTACCCATTCAACCCGCTCACGGGCTGTAGAAGGCTCTTCATCGTAAAACGATTCGTAAAAGCCTAATGTAATATCGTCCCAACTTTCGGGTACGGATATTCTTGTATTATCGTATTCTAACTTCACCATACCCTAAAGACGAAAAACCTTTTTTTTCGTCTTTACTGAAAAAACGGTAATCAATGGAAGAAGAAAAGAAGGACCCGGGTAATTACGTAGTCGTAAACTTGGGCACAATAGACGAGAACCCCGCATACCCGAAGGTATCACTAAATAAATCTGGGGGCTGGGTTACTTATGGGACAAAAAACTTATTTCCGCAGGAAATAGTTAACTTCAACAGTAAAAGCCCGGTAAACAGCAGTATCATAGAAAGTACAGTTACCTACATCTGCGGTAAGGGCGTACGTGATAGCGAATCAAATGCAGGCCGGTTTGTAGGAGTTCCCAATACAGGCGAATCCTGGGACGACATGATAGAGAAAGTAGCGACCGACTACAAAACTTTCGGGGGATTCTATTGGCAAGTAATCGTCAACAAGGGCGGCACTACGGTATCCTTGTTTCATCAAGACTTTACCCAGGTACGCATAGGGCAAATATCCGAAACGGGTAAACCGGAAACATTCCGAATATCGAAAGACTGGACAAAAACAAGTGGAAAAAATAAACCGATAGAATTACCCGTTTGGCCAGGAAGTGTAAGAAAGGCTAAAAAAGGTGTGGCTTACATGTATTATCACTGGGACTACACGCCGGGGTTAGACTTCTATTGTATACCGGGTTATTATCCGGCAATGGATTACGTCAAGGCAGATGGGGCACTAGGCGAATTTTATAAAAATAGTATAAATACAGGTTTCACTCCATCCGTTGTTATTAGTATGCCCAGCAACCCCAGCGCAGAAAAAAAAGAGGAATTTCAAAGATTGTTCGATAGAGCCTTTTCCGGTCCAAACCCTGCAACGCGTACCGTGATGCTATGGGGCGAAAATGATAATGTAAAACCTACTATTACTCCCTTCAATGCAAGCGCCAACGCCGACATATACAACAACGTCGAAGGGATTGTATTTCAGAAGATCGTAAGCGCCCACCGATTAAGCAGCCCTACCCTGGCAGGCGTATCCGGTTCAGGAAACCTAACCGGCAATGCTGCCGAAATAATCGACGCCTATATACTGTACAACTTTACCGTAGTGGAGAAACTACGCAGGAAAATACTCGATAGCCTGAATATCTTTACTAAAATAAATAAAACGGCGCCCCTCGTTATCGACGAACTGGATGTTATAAAGAAGATACAAGAAAGCGATAACCCAGCTACGCCCACAACTTCCGAGGAGCTCCCCCAAACCCTAAGCAAGCCGGATAACCGGTTAGTACGTTATCTTAAAAAAATAGCAAAACGATGGAGATAGTTTTAATTAACGAAGAGCTATTTACAGAAAATAGCCCTATAAAAGAAAATACCATTATAACTAAATTTGTACCGTACATTGGTATCGCCCAAAAAATGTACATAGAGCGCATACTAGGCACACCGTTAACCGAAGAGCTCAAAGAACAGATACGGAAAGCCAGCCAAGAAGAAGCTAAGGGCGATGAAATTACGAAAGCTAACCAGGCGCTTATAATAGCGTTAGCCCCGGCACTTTCATTCTACGCCGTATACCAAGGCATACCCTTCCACTGGGCAGCGATAGTAAACAAAGGAATAACCATAAAGGAAAGCGAAAACAGTAAGGCCGTAGACATCAAAGACATCGCCCAGCTTAGACGATGGATTAAAGACGATGCGGCCGAACTGGCGAACGACCTTATCGAGTTCCTACAAAATAATCGTGATAAATACCCCTTGTGGCGACCAGGCAATAGCTGTACCGATAAAAAAGGTTCTGAGACAAATCCTATGGATGCCGGAATATTTATACCTAAAAGGCGTTAACTATGGACTGGATTGCGATAGGAACGATTATAGGAAGTACCGTCACAGCTTTAGGCGGTTTTGAATTTATAAAGTGGTGGTTTAACCGGGGAACATACTCTCGTAAAGAAGCTGTAGGAGTGAAAGCCGCAGAACAAAGCCTTTACGCAAAGGAAATAGACCGCTATGTAGAACGACTGGCCGACCGGGATGCAAAAGTAGATTCAATTTACCGGGAACTAAGAGAAACCCAAGGGCGAGAGCTGGCATTAATCGAAGAAATAAATAAATTAAAATTAGAAAAGCAGTTACTACTATACCAAAAATGCGAAGTAAGAGGATGCGCTAACCGAAAACCTCCGGGAGACTACTAACCTGGTGATATATTAAAAAGGCGACCTGATTAGGCCGCCCTTTCTTTTTTAAAGTAAAAGCTGTGTCTCACGACATGAAGTATCAAAGTTTCGCGGTTAATAGCTCTTGCCCGATTTCTCGGATGGCTTCACGTAACTTTGCATATTGTTTCTCGCTAGCTTTAGATAGGCCATTACGGTACTGACGCAACTGCGAAGCGTTAATACCCGCCTTTTCCGCTAACTTAGTAACGTTTATTATATTGAAATAGTCGAAAAACGATTCTAAATCGTACTTCCATTCTATTTCTAGATCAGGCGTCTCCTTACCCTCCTCGGTACGCATCTCCTTTATTTCCTTATAGCCCTGCAACAGATCAGCCCTGGCAGACTCAACAGTGTCACCATGACCAACCAGACCAAAATCTAAAGCGTCTCCGTCGTCGTCCACATAGCAAGAAAAATAGCCATCGCTTGCCCGTTCAATAATAACTGTAACTTTCATAATTCCTCCTTTGCTAAAATAAAGTAAAAGCCTGAACTATTAATATTCAGAAAGAGGGCGGGGGGATTAAATCCCCGCCTTTTTCTTAATGCTACGTTCAGTCCCTTTAGGTACCTCGTGGCTCCCATGCCTCGGCACGATAACCGGCCTTTGAGTAATAGGGCTGTACCAAACGTCGTGATTAGCGCCGTGTCGGGTAATGTAGCAACCGGCAGCCTTTAGGGCCGCAACTAATTCTGAATACTTCATAATTTCAAAGAGCTTTTACTTTATAGACACAAAGATAACGTTTTCGTTATTCTTCGCCAAACAAAGCCATAACAAAAACGTTATTTTTTAGACTTATTAACCTTAGCAATAATCCAAAAGACTCCCCCGCCTAAAGCCACGGTACCGATGTATACTAATATCTTTTCATACCAACGCAACGGCAGACGTACAGGACGGTCTACAGCCTTATCAATATATACCGGATAAGGCGCGGGCTTCTCTGTTATCTTTTCGCTTTCCTTCACTTTGCCGGACACCTGGATAGTGTCGGTTTTATTAGTTATCATGTGCTCCATTGTTCCGCTATCACCGTGCCATATAGCCGTAGATATAGCGTACTTCGTTTCTACAATGCTGGTGGTATCAGGAACGACCTGTTTTATATACTCCCGCTCTAACTGCACGTCTATAATCGTGTCCCGCACTGTCTCTTTTACCGTTACTTTAGTCTCTACGGGAACATATATTTTTTTGGAGCATCCAGCCAGAAACCACATAACAAAAACCAGCCACAGGGCTAAAAACACATTTTTCATTTTAATATCTTTTTTAGGGTTTGGTAAATCGTCCAGCGATCGGATAAACCGTTATACCCGCCGTTCACCCTCTTCGTTAGTTCCTTAAAAGTTTCGTACTCTTTCGTCGGGTTATCCAAACCATCAGCCAAACGGTTAAGCCCGTTTGAATCCCAAAACCAAGCCGCAGAATATGCAGCGTATTCCGGCGTAGCCAGCAAAGCAGGATTATCTACGAAGTCTACACCCATAGGAAGGGCGTACATACCTTTCGTCGCAGCTGCATAATTATCCTTACCGGTTAACTGGATAAGCCCGCGCCCCCGGTACTTCCAACCATCGCCACTACCCTCGTCACCGTTCCCCATCCGACCGGCATACACGTAATTTGCTATCTTCTCCGGATTGCGAGCATAGGCCCGCGCCTTCACCGTGTCGAAACGTTTGGGCCATGTGGCCACTAACCCAGCGGCGCCGTAGTTCAAATTCTCCTCTACTAACCGTAACTGCCCGGACTCATGCCCCACCATTGCCAGAAATGCCCGAAGACGTGAAGGCGTATTAATACTATACCGCATTGCTGCGCCATTCAAGAAGGGCAAGTATTTCGCCCTATTGTCAGCCGTACTCAACGGGTACGCCAGTCGTAAATTACTCTCTGATACTTGCATGATGTTTCATTTTTTACCTTCGGGCGGCAGTGCCTACCGTGACATCAAAGCCCGAAGAAATATTACTTAATCTATTTAGAAATACATATCTTTCCGCATCTTTTGCGTGGTTAAATTTGTCGATCGGTTTACCTGTATAATTACCGTCCGGGTCCTGACTGTACCGGTACTTCCGATTTTCGTCTATGCTGTTCAGTGATCTTTGCGTATAATGCTTTTTATACCGGTTCATCACTTTAATACCCAGATCAATATCTTTATTATCCGAAGGCACAGCATTAATGCCCATATTTTTAAGCTCCCTGATACTTTTAGGTTCCGCCTTGTCGCATATTACTTCCGTATCGGTAAAGCCCGCAGCACGCACGGCAGCCGCTATATCGGGATTATCCATATTAAGACCGTACGCTATCTCGTCTATCCATACCTCGCCGCCTTCCCCCTGGACGACTAGCATTATAGCGGTAGGAGCCGACCAACCGAAGTCTACACCTATCCAATGTTTTTTCCATGTGTCACGCGGTGGAAGGCCGGGTACTATATCCCAGTTCTTTATTATCATACCTTCGTAACTGCCGGTTTCACCTAATATCATTACCCGATAATAATTATCATCTATACTGCCCTGATACTCTATTTCGGCAATTTGGGCGGCCGGCAACATGTCATTGTCTTTATATGTACTATGGATAAGTACAGTATCTTCACGCGGCAATACTTTACTATCTACCCAAAATTCATATAAAGGGTTATAGTCAAGTATTATCTTTTCACCCGTACGTGAGGATAACTGCCGATATATGTCGAAAGGCACATTTATACACTCGTTGATATAGAGTATTTCACGGGCCGGACCGGTCACTTTTCCGGGCGTATCTGCGCTAAAAAACTCTATTGTACTTTGCCCTACCTGGTATTTGAAGTCAGTAGCATTCCAAGCGTTATCATCCCAAAGCCCATCAAGCTCTAACATCTTCCTAAAGTCCTTTATACACCCCCTTTTTAAGTGGGGCATAGTTTCGGATACGACCGATATAGTGCGGGGGATTTTCGATTCTCGGGCTATAATATAAAGCAACTGTAGAATAGACCATGTTTTAGAGGACCGCGTCCCCCCTTTGTTTACAATCGTACGCACCCCGGAACTTATGTATGTTGCAAGGTTCTTGCTAAATACGTTTGTAGTGTCCATTATAACAGGCTCTTTAATACTTCCAGGTCATCATCTGTCTTACTATCACGTACAGTCACTTTCATTACAGTCGCGCCCTTACTCGTAATATCCTGCTTGTCGGCTATGCCATTAAGGCGAGCCACCAGACCAGGAGAAAAGATACCCAGTGCCGCCCCCTCAATCTGCTGAGAGCGTACAATGTGCTCTATCCGTTCAATAGCCCCTATTAGTTCTATTTCGTCGGTAGTGGCTCTGCCCGCTTCCATCTTTTCAAGTAACTGCCTTTTTGCGGTACGGAAGTAACTGCCGGATACGCCTAAGTAAATGGTTAGCCCATCCATAGTATAAGGACGACCCAGCGGTACATCCGCCTCCTCGTACCCGCCTTTATACTTTACCAACTCTACTTTCTCCCAGGGGTGACGATCGCACCAATCGAAATACTTGTACGCTTCTTCAAGTAATAACGCAGCGTCGCCGAACAGCTTATCCCGCCCGTGTTTCGTACGAAGTCTCCAAAGTTGATTACCTGTTAAACGTTCCGACATACTTTACCAACTTATCACAACAGGCTGTCCCCGTCGTCTTTATTTGCACTCTCCCCCGCGCCTTCGGTATTACCCGGAGACTCGGGCGTTACTTTCTCTGTGGCGCCATCCTCATACATTCGCGCCTTACCGCCTACCTGCACAGTAACCCACGCCCCACGCGCCGTTTTATAGGAACCCGGTTTTACGGCCGTACCGTCTGCATACTTAACCGTTCCTTTGTGTCCGTCGTCATCGGTAGGTATAAAGTCGATTGGCAACCCCTCTGCCATCGGTACACGTATAACGCCCTGTGCAGGTTCTGCGAATTGTGGGCTATTCGGGTCAGGATGTACCTCTGCCGATACCTCTTCCGTTGGTACCGGTGGCACTGGCGGCACCTCCTTCGCTGCCAAATATTCGTTATAGCCTTCCTGCCATCGTACCAACTCGCGCACCCGATTACGCAGGCAGCTACTACATGTTTGTGGTCTTTCCTGCTTTCCGAACGCTTCGTTATACGCAGCGTAGACACGCGATACACTATACCGGTGTTGCTTACTTTCTTCAATCACGCCGTTAACCCGTTCCACAAGTCCCGGCGATACTCTGGAATAATCCGTTTTACTCATAAATTCTAAATTTTAATTTGATATATAAGAAGTTAATTAGCCCGGTTAATACACTGACGGCAATAATGCCGTAGGTAACGGAAAGGCGTACAGGCCCATAGTAGGGCGAATTTGCTAACTCGGTGATTTCGCCCGTTGCAAGATTCTGCCTAACAGATGTAACGCATTCAACTGCTGGAAAATAAGGCGTCAAAGTAAACGCCAGCAACACGCCTAACAAAAGATTTACCCAAAACGTGAGGCAGCCCCTACAGTTAAATGGCTTGAACTGTAGCGGATGCCTCACAACTTCCGTAAAAAGCCATCCCAGCACATAGGCCAGGAAGGCATTAAACACCGCCATCGCGGTAACTATGATTAAAAAACTTAGTGCCTCCATGCACTAAAGACGAAAAACTTTTTTTTCAAGCTAAAAGAGAAACGTAGTCACAATTGCCGAAGTGCTCTACTATGCCTTTCTTTACCCCGCCGACCCACATTTTCACCCTACTGCGGGGAATGCCTAACATGCGGGAAAGGAACGGATACGAAGCATTGGGATACAGTTCGGTATATATCTCAAATACCGTTGCGGCGGCGCCGTCGTACCGGTTACGTACGTACCCTATTATCTCGTTACGCAGATTTTCTACTGCTTCTTCGTATCCCGCCGTATCCGCTTCTACTACCGTCATACTCGCTACATCTACTTCATCAGTCCGTAGGATGTTAGGCGATTTACGAGAATCCAGGAAAGTAGCACGATAGGTTTTGAGGAAGTACCGCAAATAGTCGTTAACGACCGTGCCGCCCCTCGCTATCGCATTATACCCACGTATCAACGCATCAGACGCCATATCTTCGCTATACTCGTTGCCGGGTATATACTGTTTTATCCGGTGCATATTATTTGCGTACCAGTTCATAAAATCACGCGCCTTAGCCTCGTTCTGAGGCGTCGGCTGAACTTCTTCTTTTCGCCTACCCATATCTGTATTTATTTCTAAGTTCTTTTATTTCGTTCATTAAAAAAGTCTGGTTAGTCTCCTTAGACGCCAAGCGCTTGCATACCTTGCCATCCCGTGTCCCTTTCACGATAAGCCGGTATACGTATATTTCCCTCAGTGCCCCGCGCCTCAATAAGCGTGCTACCGTCTGCTGGTAATGCTCTAAATTCCACGTAGTCGAAAACCATACCATACGGCGGCCCCCGAATTGTAGGTTCAGGCCGTGCCCCGCCCCGGCGGGATGGATAAGCAAAAGACGTATTTTCCCTGCATTCCAATCCCTAAAGTCTTCTACGGTAGCTTTGCCCTTGCGCAACTCCCGCGCTTCCGGGAAAGCTGCCCGTATGCGGTCTATCTCGTGGCGGAATTGATACACTACAATAAAATTTTCATCCGGGTATTTATCCAAAAGCGCACGTAGCGCATCCACTTTCACGGTATTGACTTCATGCCAGGGACGCCCCGCACCTTCCCCATCTTCGTAAATCGCTCCGCTGCTTATCTGCAATAGTTTGTTTGTCAGATCGGCCGCTGTCTTGACCGTTACACTGGCTTCGTCGCCGATGAAGTCCAGAACATACTGCTCTTCCAGCGTATCGTACACTTCACGGTCAAACGGCGTAAGCATCAGTTCTATATCCTCCGTATGCAAGGCGGGCAACTCGATAAAGTCGCGTGTCTGCATGGTCAACGCTATGTCCTGTAGTTTATGCGCTATCACTTTAGGAGCTCCCGGACGGGGGATATACTCGTATACGATCATCCCGTTACCCCTTGTCGTGAAATACTTATCTACGAACTTGCCAAACGTATCACCCAGCCGCTCGCCATCGTCAATCAGAACCATCTGCGCCCACAGGTCTACGTAGCCGTTAGGCGATGGCGTACCGGTCATCCCTATACGGTAGTCTATCGTCTTAACCGCCCTGCGCAGTTTCTTGAAACGCTGACTATCCCGCGACTTAAATAGACTTAACTCGTCCAATACGATACAGTCGTACGGCAACTTACCCGTATATTTGCCATTCTTCTTTGTTATGTACCTGTCTATAAGCCAAGCTAAATTATCCACGCCTATAATGTATATTTCAGCATCGGCGTTAAGCGCCTTCGCACGCTGTGCGGCAGTGCCGGCTATTACACTGTAGCGCGTACCTTCCAAATGTGCCCACGTCTCTAGCTCGTCGGGCCATGTGATGCGCGCCACCTTATCGGGAGCGACTACAAGCGTCTTAGTTATTGCCGCTTCGCGGTAGTGCATATCGTACAGGTAGCTGAGGGCAATAACCGTTTTGCTCAATGACATGCCCAGGAACAGGGCAGCCCGGGGGTTGGCATACAGGTGCTCGTAGGCTGTCTGCTGGTGCGGGTCTGTCTGGTAGGACCGGCCGCTTTTCTTGTTGTACAGCGTGCGTATCATAGGGATAGAATAAAGCCGGTTACAGACTCTTTGCTGTCTAACACCTCAACCCTAAAGCCCAACGCACGCAAACGCTCGTGTACCCTGCGCTGGATAAGCGTAGGCTTTTCGCCCGGTGCCTTCAACTCCGCAAAAGCGATAGTGCCGCCGGGCAGCAATACTATGCGATCGGGAAAACCGCGGAAGAATATCGGCGGGAACTTCACGCAAAACCCGCCCAACGCTTCTACCTCCTTTACTAAAAACTTTTCTATTTTACGTTCTTCTGCCATAACTTTATATCTTTGGGTAACCAAAAAACCAAAATTCCTATACTTTATATACGTATGTATAAATCGTGCGTATTGTGCGTTTTACGCCTATTTCCTCTATTTTTTTACCTTTTTACTATTTATCCTATTTTTTGGTTTTCTGGTTTCTTTTGCATATATCTTACTTATTATAAACCATTTACTTAGAAACCAAACGGAAACCAAACAAGGAAACCATTTTTTTTAGTTTCCACCATATCGGAAACCAAACGGAAACCAAACCGCTTTAATCCCTATCTTTAGTTTCCGTTTTTACGAAACCTTTCTGCGACCCATAATACTTAAACTTTAATGTTCCGCCATACGGCGCCCATTCCCTCAAACTTTTCATTATACGGCTTATCTCGTAACTATCCCGCCGCGTTATACTGTTCGGGTCCTTGCCTAAACATTCGGACCATATTTCCAAAATACACGCCCTCTGACGTTTTACGGTACCCACGTTGTTTTCATCCGATAGCCAGTTACGGCGCTGATACGGGTCTAAAGTATCCCAGTTCTCCGGTAGTAACCTCTCTAGATATTCATTGATCAACCCGCTTCTATCATCTTTCTCTAAATGTTTATCCTGTATTGCGCGAGCTTCTTCTTCTAGCCCTGCCTCCGCTAGATAAAGGGGCTCCCCCTGTACATACCGTTCCTTTGCCTCACCCCATAGCTGAGCTATCGTGGCGCTCGTCAAGTACTCTTTAAAGTCTAACCTACCCGTACAACCTTTGCAGTCAACCACCCAAAAACGGCGGTTGCCCGATACGTCACGCAAAAAATCTTCTTCGTTCGTAGTTCCGAAGAAAACGCAACGCCGGGGAAAATGTTCTATACGCTTACCGTAAGCTACTCTAAAACGGTCTTCTTTTTTGGATACAAAGTGCTTAACCGCGTCTATATCTGCTTTTTTTAAACTAGCTAACTCGCCTAACTCGATTAACCAGGAGCCTTGTATACTCTCTAGTGCTTCCCGCCCTACAAGGGTAGACACGCTATCGCTAAACCAATCTCCTCCCATTTTCGCAAGCGTCGTACTCTTCCCTATCCCCTGCTCTCCAACAATTACCGTAACATAATCAAACTTACAACCAGGCGAGTAAATACGCGCCACCGCTGCGCAAAATGCCTTACGGGTTACAGCCCTTATGTAAGGCGTATCTGCCACACCGAACAAATCAACGAAAAGCGTATCTAAACGCTCCACCCCGTCCCATTCCGTAGCGTCCAGATAGTCACGGACCGGATGGTAACTATTGGCGCGAGATACTACTATAACCGCATCAGCGATCTGCCCTTTGTTCGTTATATCGTAGCAACGCTCTAAATATAGGCGTAACTCCGCATCATCACTATCTGACAACGGACGAGGGTAATGCGTAACGTTCTTATCCCACGGAAGTGGCTTTAATGCAGTTTCCCGCTGTTCGAACTCGTTAAATCCTAACCGACCCTTTAAATTTTCGTCATTCTGTAGTATCAGTACGGCGTTATTAATCGTATTCTTTATCTTCCCGCTCTTACCTTCTGTCTCTAACTCACCTATCCAGTCGTCCGCCTCAGCCACTTCCCTAGCCTTGCTCTCTATTTCGTCGTAGTCATCGGCGGCTTGTTCCCGGCGCCAGCGTACCACTTCCTTTTTAACCGGACCTAACTTACTGGCAAACTCCGCCATAGCCTTGTAACTCGGTAGCTTCGTTATCTCCGTATCCGGTTTGGCTTTTTCGTCCAGATCGGCGAACTTATGAAGCCGTACCAGGTCGAACGCATTAAGCAACTTACCGCCCGCTACGTCGGTGGCATGGTGCGAATATGCCAGCTTATTATCATAAACCACTAAGCCTCCGGATGTAGAGCCGCCTACAAGGCTATAACGGTCGTGCCCCAGTTCCTCGCATGGCTCGTACACTTCGGTCAGGAACTCGGCTATAGCCTCGTCCATCGTGTAGGCCCTACAGAAAGCACCGACAATGCCGCCTTTATCTTCCGGGTCCTCCACCTTGCCGGGACCGTCACGCTTAACTACGTCCTTCACCCGTGAAGACACGGGCCACGTGGTTGGGTCCTGCCAGGCAGGCAACTCGGCTAACACTTCGTCCGCATCCATTATCGGCCCGTCCGTATAGTGAAATATAAACTCCCCGTCTTTGCTCGTGGATGGATAATACATCAAGCGGGTAGGCTGATAAGTCGTATCGTCGAACGCATCTATACCTAACCAACTGGCTACTACACGGGCGATCGCCTCGTATTCGTCCGGACTGACTTTACGGGATAACGGGAAGACAATACGTAAACGCGGGTCCTCCGGTGTATGCTTGTGCGTTGTATACATGCAGCCCGCGTACTCCATCAGCCCGAAGTCTATCCATAGGTCAAGCGTGCCGTAGTCCACATCCAGGCAGACGATCTGCCGGTAATCTACGTAGCCCTTCTTGCGCCTGCCCTCACGGAGATAACCGCCAACAAAACCGCCAACGTCCTTTATCTCCCCCTGCTTGTCTTTGCTGTAGGAGAAATACTGCTTTATTGTCTCACTGGTTCGCTCTGTCTGTGACAAGGTATTAACGATGTCTTGCCAGGTTGTACACTTGTTCTGCCACTTCGTAGCACGGCAAGTACTTGCAGTGGCAATGTCTAAGGTGATGTTATTTTTTAATGTGATCATAAATCATAATTTGTTCAGTATTCGTATATATTGTCAGAAAAACGTTGTATATTTGCGGCCCACCTTAAAATTAAATTAACATGAAACAATTTTTTATTAATCTTTTTAATTGGATTTGCGATCGTTCCGGCACTATCTTCAGCGGTATAGGCGTTCCTGCTGTATCATGGCTACTCTCACGCAGTAAGGCTAAAAAAGAGGCCAAAGAGAAAAAAGAAGCTCTTGAATTACAAAAAGCAGGGCAGCGACTACAGGTGAAACCCGATCTTTGGATTAATATAACCGGAATATACCCCCAAAAGCAGTCACTGTGTTTTGACTTAAACAATGATGGCGATACAGCTACATTATTAGATACCGTTATTTTATCGCAAAATTTGGTGCAGCAAAGTAATCCTTTTCCATGTCGTTTGGGCAAAGGTGAAAATATGAAACTATACTTCCAATACACAGGGAACAAATCAATTGACAACGACTCTTTCATAATAGAATTACATTTTAAAGACAAAGCGGATAACGAATATAAGTCTAGCATATCGGGTAAAAATATATTAAAAACAGGCTCAACTACTTTCATAATAAAATAGGACCTTGCTCTCTATTGGTGGTTATTTTTTATCGTATTATAAATAACCACCAATAGAAAGACCAATACAATAGGCATCCATATCGGAGCAAAGACATACGCCCACTCGATAGCGATTAAACCGCACATTTTTAGTATCGTAAGAATAAGGCAGATACCTACGGCCACAGGTAGTCCCCATTTATAAATATTCTGTTTCATAAGTCTAATCCTTTTTATAATATTTACTTATATATCCGTCACCCTTTAGCGGTAAGCCTTTTGCCCATGCGGGCCCCACGGACATTATATCATTCATCACATCCAACTTTTCAGCGGCTTCGCTTTCCGGTACTTCGCATACTATTTCATCGTGGATGTGCATAAGTATCGGTAACCCTGCGTCGTAGTATATACGGTGCATCGTATCACATAGGCAATCACGGGCGATAGCCTGCGTAATGTTCTCTACCAAAGAGCCGCCGTACGTATCGGTTTTAACCCATATCTTTTTTACCTGATCCATTCCCCAATAGCTAAGACGCCCTTTTTCCACGGACGCACCGTAATAGCTAAGACGCCTGCCGCTGGGTAGTTCGATGAAAAGATAGCCACGGTCATAAGAAAAGATAAGAGAGCAATACTTTTTGCGTAGTACATATCTCGTCTTCTTCTCTATAACATGTTTAGCTGCGGCCTCGACTTCGCGCCAATATTTAACTATATTCGGATTAGCCGAACGCCACGCCTTTACAATTGCCGGTAACTCCCCTTCTGTCAGACCTTCGCGTAACGCCCCCATAGCGATAAGAGCACCTACCGAACCCTGGTATCCCAAAGCCAGTGTAGCTACTTTACCTTTGGCCCGCAAGTCGCTGCCGTGGCTAATCATTTCCAAAGGAACATGAAACATATTAGCGGCCGTAGCCTCGTAAATTTTACCGTGGGTATGGAATACATCTAATACCCATTCTTCCCCCGCCTCCCAAGCCAATACACGCGCCTCGATAGCCGAGAAGTCCGATACAACTAAAGAGCAGCCGGGAGCGGCAACGAGCGCAGTGCGGGTAATACGGCTTATTACATCGGGCAAGTTATCATACAATAAATCGGCGATTCCTTTACGCACAGCCTCGCGGGCGGTTTCAAGCCCTTTCTTTAATGTGCGTTTCAGGTTTTGTATCTGGACCCCTCTACCCGCAAAACGTCCGGTACGGTTAGCACCATAAAACTGTAGTAGCCCGCGTATACGCCCATCCTTGCACATGTATGTTAACATTGTATCGTACTTACTGATAGAGGTATTAGACGCAAGTTGGCGAAGCCGGAAAACACGTTGCACATGATCGGGTAACAAATCACCGTCCAGCGCATCCTTTAAGTAGTCCTTTCCAAGGCTGTGCACTTCGTATCCCAACTCCTGACAAAGCCAACGTTTTAGCTGTGGCAGGCTATTCGGATTATCTATACCGGTAATGTTAACGAGCTCATCGTGAACCCCTTTTGTAAATTCGTCATTCGCCTCTAACGCGGCTTTTATTAGTTCCAAATCTATAGTTATACCGGTGGCGTTAATAACCTGGTCCAGTACCCAGTTACCCCACTCCGCTTGTGACAGTCCGGGAAAACGCATAAGATACCGGTATATCTCCATTTCCGTTTTAACATCCTGCCGGTTATACTCAGTGAATGCCGCCCATTTCTCGGGCGTGTGCTCCGGTAAATTACGGGTTCTGCCTCCGTTACTTTTAGTCGGTTTACAGGGTTTACAGAAATAAGATATTAAGGCTTTACCGCGCGTATCCTTTTGCTCGGAAAGCCCTAATATCTGCCCTATCTTATCCAGGCTAAGCGGTAGCCCCAGATAAGCGGCTCCTATCATGGTACAAAACCACTGCGTTAAGTCCAAACTTAATCCGTAGTGGGTACCAATACAGACAAACTCAAAGTTTGCGTTATGCGCAATCTTCTGCACATCCGGGGCTGTTAGCGCCTTCCATACATCTGCGGGGATACTCTCGCCAGGGAAAGTATCACCGGAAGTATCCAGCGCATAAACAGGCCCTTCGTCAAAACTATACGCGAAAAGAATAATACGAAAACTGGGGTCCTCCGCATAACGGTATACCCCAACATCGGATACATCCAGATCGCAATACGTTTCTATATCTATATGTAAATGCCTCATAATGTAATATCAATTAATTCGTTGCAAACTTCATCCGGGTAGTTATCCAGGATAATGCACCATAACCCTGTAGGAAGACGAGCGGTTAGGATACCGCCCGGCCTTACCTCAAAAGTAACCCCGCTATGTTTGAGACGGCGTACTTTTGCAATTAACTGTTGATGTTCTTTTTTCATACTTCCATCCGTTAAGCTGGTATACTCGTTTCCTGGCAGTTTCCCGATCACTGTAAAGCGGTTCATTTCGTACAGGACTCAATCTCGCCGTAGTCCCATCTGAATAAACACAAACGCAAATCCTATAATTTCGCCCACACACTGAATATGAATATTCCCCTACTTTCATGTTGGTTCCTTTCTATCTTGTTTAGAGGTATTTCTTTAGTTCTTCTCGATCTATAAAAAAGGCACATGCCATATACTTACCTGGTAAACCCATTGTCTGGGCAAGGGCATCATCTCCGCAAACTTTTTCAGTCCCAAAGCCAACGACTGAGCCGCGCGGATCATCTTTAACATCGACTATCGTAGTGGTCATTCTCAAACCTTTATTGTCATCTGCTGCCATTCTCTTAATAGCATCCAGAATTTTATTACCATCACTATTCATTTCTTCTATGCTGTCTAATTCTCTCCTAAGCTCTATGATTTCATCCGAACGGGATTCATAACCAGCCGTTACACAATCACTGATGATTGTTGTTAAATCAATGCCATGTACTTCAAGGCATTTTTCAATAAAGTCGCTATAATAGCGATTAATTTTTCCTTTTGCTTCTTCTATCTTTTGCTTCATTTCTTATCTGTTTTACGTAATTATTTCAATCCCTTCTAACCATGCTTTTGGCAACATCGGCAACAAGTCGATAAGGCGCTCCAATGAATGCTGTTGTTTTCCGGCAGCCCCGAAACAGTATTCTGTATTCTGCACAGAGCTCATATAATACGGTACCGATTTACGGCAAAAACCAGCAGGCAGCGCCTTTTTATCCTTGAATAATACCTTGCAGGCATTCTGTACGTCGTAACCGTGCTTTTCCATCAAGTAACGGATATCGAACAGAACCTGTATAGCTTCTCTGTTCTTTTCCAGAAAGGCAAGCCCTTTTTGTGTGTATTCCCCGCCTTTGTATTGGGGTTGTTGCCGTTTAGGCCGGCTGGCCCGTCGCATTAATTCTTCTCGCATATTACCGGGAAAACTATATGTACACTTGAACCCTTGTTCGTTGATTCGCTCCGACACACATAAATTTTTCGAAAGACGGGCGTTTTCCAGTATATCCTCTATTTCCCTTTTTAATGATACGTTTCTCACCATACTTTTATAGTTAGGGGGTTAAATTCAAAGGGCGGCCGTTTCAAAGCCGCCCCCTCCATTTGATTAGTGATTATGTTAAATCTTCATCGTCATAGTCGTCTGCACTTGCCTCAAAGCCGCCTAACCGCTCGCCATCCTCCATCTTCATAAGGCTATTAAGGAAGAAGCCGAACCCCTTAGTCTTGTTATTGAACGGATAGCAGACGATCACACCACGACAATAACAGCCACTATACACATCGTCCAAATCTATAATATCCTGCTTATCGGAATCAAATACTTTCGGCTGGTTCTTTGATGCGGCTTTAAGGAAGTAGCATCCCTCGTACTCGGCCGCCTCCGGATGTTCTTCCAGCCATTCATCCCCATCTCTCAGAGGGTTCCACAGTTTTGGACTAGTTAGAGGCAGCCCCTTAAACACGCTTTCTTTATTCGACTGATATGCCGATTTAATAGCTGCTTTAATCTTTTCTACATCCGGGTGATCTTTAGGGATTAAGAAAGTAGTGTCGTACTTTTTTTCTCCATCTTCCTCAAAGCTAGACGGTTCTTTGATGTGCACGTAACTTACACGGTGCTTGCCTAAAACTACTTTTAAAGGATTCTTTTTGCTTTCTGTTGTTGCCATAATCTTAGTCTTTGTACGGAAGTCTTATTTCTTCGGGATGCGGCGTCCTCCGTACATTACTCGCCGCACTACCCGTATCTGATATGTTCGATATGTTGCGTTTACGCACCCACTTAACCGTATTGACATAGGCACCGTACGAGCCGGGTTCTAAGTATCGTACCCGGTAGCTCTTTTCGCTTTCTCCTATAATCTCGACACGAAGGCTATGCGCCGTATATCCGCCTTGAAAGTCAGTTAGTCGATAATTGTAAATCGCTGTTTTCATATCAAATATCATTTTGTTCATTAAACCTTATGTCCGATACCAAGCGGATTTTATAGGGATTATCCGCATTGCCTGTCGGTACGTAATTGCCTTTTGCATCCAGTTCGTAGCAGGCGGCTATGCGGCCGCCCGGATAGAGTTCAATACATTCGTAACTTTTGCCATCCAGCGTAAAGACCTGTAACGGCTCTAAATCTGTTAACTTCATTACGTTTTCTCCTTTTTCTTTGCCGGCATTCCTCGCGCCATAATTAACCTGCCTACCCATATACCCAGGTTAACTAAATCCTGTTTGGTGCGTAACACCATATCAAGAATAAGGCACATATCATCGCCTGTGACATCAGAAGAAGCGTACGCCCTTCCGCCACTTGGGTCGTCAGGCTGGCGATCAACAACGCCTATAAAGAACTTAACTCCCTCCTCTTTCAGTGCTTCGGCAGCATTGTCGATAATCTGGTTAATCCGGTTTTGTTTTCTTTCGTTCTGACTCATTGTTATTTACGTTAAATCATTTTCATCATCGTACTCGTCAGCCGCAGAAGTCCCCACCGCGGGGCGTGCATCGTCTTCCGGTGCTAACTGTGGGTTACCGGGTAGCGTTACTACTTGATCAGCAAACAACTCTTTAAACTTCTTAGGGCCTACCATCTTTTCGATAGCCGTTAAAGCCTTTAGAGATGAATCAAAAATTGCATCGCTGTCGTAGTTCTCACCTAGCAGGATGTCTACTACATCGTCTTCGTTTTTAAAGGAGCGTTTACTACGCCCGGCCACCAGCTTAAAGCCCGGTACCTTCTTACCGTTTTTTAAATTAGCGAGTGTTTCGGCTTCTATCTTCTTTACCCACGAAGCGACTAACGGGCCATACGTCAATACAGTAGCGGTATCCGCAGGGGTCATGACTCTTTTATCCTTTATCGCCTTCACATCCGCGAAACGGTCGTAGTATGCTTTGCACGAAGTTCGAGCCTTGCAGAACAGGCAGTGATTACCGGGGACAAAATCGCCCATACCAGCTATAGCTACTTTAGCCTTTGGCCCTAACTCATTTTCGGCCCATAGTAATAGGTCCTTCCGAGATAGCTCCCAATTAGAGGCGCCACCGGCACGAGGCTGGTAGATGTGCATTACTACCGTCTCCGCATTCGACTTACTTTCCAGCAGTGCCCCCAGAGCGTATATCATTAGCTGTTTATTACCGGTAGCTGTAACCCTCTGTCCGGCTCCATACTTAAAATCTGTTACGTGAATAACTTCGGGTTTTATACCGGTAGCGTCCGCAGTACCATAACCCAAAGGAATATACTTAGTCACGTCGTACTTATGCTCGATAAGGATTTTACCTCCATTATCCATTACATAACTTACATAATCCTCGCAGTGCTGGTACATCTCTTTAAACTCGGTCGGCTTATCCTGCCCCTGGTAATAGGCATTTACCCGATCTTCCAGACTAGACAACATCCCGTTAAAAGTCTTTTGCGGACCTTTGAAAAGACCGGCACGCGCACTAAGCAGCAACGCCGCTAATTCATGCGCTAACGTACCCTCTTCTGCGTACGGGCTCTCCTCGTCCGGTATCTGTTCTTCAAACCGGGCGGAAGGCGTACAGACGAGCCACCTGTACGCCGCCGACGGGGATAATATTGCGTGTTCACCTGCCATTAGTCCAGTGCTGGGAAAATGTCGGTAGCGGCTTCACCGGCACCGTAACGGGTAATAGCATCAAAAAACGCATCGTACTGCTCTGTTGACAGTTCAGAAGCACGGCCGGCATCGAAATTCGCAAGCAAAAACTTAATGTCCGCGCTTTTGCCTTTCTTTGTATGCTTCGTAACTTCTGCTTTGATCGCTTCTAATTTAGCGTCATCGTCCAAGTCTGAGAACGCAGGCTTTTCAGCGGCTGCGGCCGGCTTTGAAGCGGCGGGACGCTGCGTCCTTGTCGTTGCAGCAGGTGCAGCAGGCTTAGCAGGAACCTCGGGTTTCGCTATGGACTCCGGTTTAGCCTCTTCTACTTTTTCCGTACTTACCAACTTCGCACTAGTAGCCATAAAGCCTCTAGTTAAAAAAGCCATAGTTTGTTGTCCTAACTCAATGTTTACATTCACTGTTACTTCCATAATCTTTTTATTTTTAATTGGTTATTACTTGCGCGTTTTGCGCTCTTATTTAAATGTCTTATCAGATAAACCGCCGCTCCCAGATTAACCAGAACGACGCTATAATAGGCTAGAGTTGCACCCGCAGAACCTCCGTCAAACTCCGTACAGGACAGTATTAACGAAAGAGTAAGGTATCCTCCCAGCAGGAGTCTTTTAGGTTTCATATTGCCCTCCCTTCTAACTCGGCCTCGGCCCGTTTTAAGGCAGCAATTTCCAACCGACTGAAATAGATTGGTGAGTTTTTCGCTATGCCTCTACGGGTGCCTTTTATATTTCCTTTTTTAATGTGGAAATCCAACCATCGCCGCCCAGCAATTTCGCAGGCCTCCCTATAGTTTACGTCGTCAAAAGAAGGGTTCTGTAGCTTTAGGATAGCCAGTGCGCCAAGTTCAGCGCCTTTCATTAAATCCCGTTTTAAAAAGAATAGATCGCCCATATCACTTTACTTGTTACGAGTTACTACAATCGACTCAGCCCCCACCGACACCGAAAAGGATTTGCCGGTATCACTCCCCAATGAAGCAGCGGTAGAGCGAACGCTACTCGGGATATATTCTCCCTTCGGGAGGGTTAATTCTTCTTTGACCTTTAAAGAGTCTAAGGCCCCGCGTACATTAAGTTTTTCCGTTGTTACCATATTTATTTATATATTTATTGTTAAATAGTATTAATTAATATAGTTAAACTAGATATGTCCTTAAAAGAAAGATTATTAGAGCTTGTTAAATTGGAGGGGCTCAATCCTAATCAGTTCTATATCAAAACCGGTTTAGCGAACGGCTTCTTAAATACAGTCGGCGAAAAGCTCAGAAAACCTAGTATAGAAAAAATAGAGAAGACTTTCCCTAGATGGAATATAGATTATCTAATTAAGGGGGAAGGAGAAAAATATATGGATACCACCAAAACACCTTATACGCCCAATGCTCACGTTATAGAAAATATAGAGTACGTAAATATCCCATTAGTGCCGGTACGTGCTCGATGCGGGTACTTATCCAGTTTCGGCGATCAACAATACATAGACAGCTTACCTACCATACCCGTTATAATCGACAGGGCCTATCATGGGAGATACATGGTATTTGAAGCAGATGGGGACAGCATGGACGACGGTAGTAGTAGCGCAATACGTGATGGAGATAAACTCCTATGTAGGGAAGTGCAGCGACATCTATGGCTCCCTAAGCTACATTATAATGATTGGTACTTTGTCGTAGTACATAAGACGGAAGGAATCTCTATAAAACAGATTATAGACCAAGACGAACAGGGCAATATCCGATGTCACTCTTTGAACCCATTATTTAACGATTATACGTTAAATCTAGATGACGTATCGGAATTATATAATGTAGTTAAGGTAGTAGAGCGAAGTATGCGATTATAATCATTTTAGTATAAGGGCGGGTTGCGACTAAAAGAGTAACGCCCCCTTTTTAATCAATAAATATGGATACTATTTTAAGTATTTTGAATTGGTTGGCCACAGTGGGCACGCTTATACTGGGTGTCTACATGTACCGTAAACATACGCGTAGGTTAAACGAGCAGCAAAAACAGCTAAACGAGCAACAAGGGAGAATAAATGACTATCTGCTTAAAGGGATGGAGGAGAGTGAGAGGAAGAAAAAAAGCGCGTATATACTGTGCGAAGTCATAAGGACGCCTCGTGGGGAAGCAGATATCCTACGGATACAAAATAAGGGGGAAGGCGTTGCCCGACAGATAAACCTCGTATTGAAAGATGATAGAGTTGTACTGAATCTCCCTTCCGATAAATATTTCCCGTATCCTCAGCTACTAGCAGAGCAATATCTGGATATACGCTACTTCAGCCCTTGGATGACGCAAAAGCTTACCCTTACGTGGGATGACGAGTTGAAAGAGGGTAAAGTGTTGGAACAGATAGTTACTCTTTAGGATTCCAGTTCCTTATCCTGCTTCCTGTCTTGTACCAAGAAAATAATTAGCGTGTGATCATAGCGGCAAGGACGCAAAGGTCAGACTGAGTTTATGGAATATATATGATGTATAGAGTATTAATGTTATTAACTGAAAAATAAAAAGAAACGATGAAAAAATTTGTAACCTTAGTTGTTATCATGCTAACGGCAGTAATGTGTTACGCGCAAGAAGCGTCTGCCCTCTTTGAGCAATATACCAAAGAAGGGAGATATACTATTGATAACGGCAATATAGTCGTATCTAAAATTATAGAAGAGATACCCGGCACCAAAGACGACATATATGGTAGAGTAAAGGCATATTTTGCCCGTGCGTATGGTGACAGTAAGTCTGTGATTCAAACGGATGACAAAGAGGGAGGCCTTATCATAGGTAAAGGTATATACCCTTCTCTTACAACTTTTAGCCTCGGAGTTTGGACAATAAAAGCGTATCACATACTCCGTGTTGATATAAAGGATGGAAGGGCCCGTATTATATGCAGCGCCTCTTCTATGATTCCCAATAGTTCCGCCCATCCTGGTAACGAGGGAGAATACTTAATAACAGACTATGCTCCTATAACGAATAAACGCGCAACGTGGACTCCCAAAGGAGCCCAAACAAAAGCCTTTGTTAACTTGGTAGATCGCATGAACAATAGCATAACAGAGCTAGAAAGCGCACTAAAAGGGGGAGGGCTCTTACAGTCAGAGGAAGAAGACTGGTGAAAAGTGCGACTACATACTCTATTGAAAAAAAATTGTAGATAATATAATAATGCAAACCCTATATTATGGTACAAAATACCGAAATGAAATACACAATTAATTCGGCAAAACAAATTCACTTTAGTTCCCCAAGACGAATAGAGTGGATACAAAAAATACATAAATGCCAAACGACGATATGCAAGGCTCAAAAGATAAATGGAAAGATAGAGACTATTCCCATTGTTTTGGGGGAAGATATTACAGTTAGTAAATTTGACCCTTTTCATATCGTTTTATTGTCTTGCCTAATAGAATTAATTAAGCAAAAAGAATACTTAATTTTACTAAAAGTTCGCAATAAAGAATTACAAAGATTTATACACGAAGATATAAGTCTCACTAAATATTGGCAAGATTCTAAAGCCTACCACCTGGATTCTCCCGACCCCTCCCGGCTAAACTTATGGCGTACCGTTAAAGGGAGAGACGATGAATACCGAATAAGCGTAGGGAGGTATTTCTCTAATAAATATCCCGGAACGGATTTTTTTATGTTAAATAATTGTCTAAGTGAATTATATTTTAATATCTTTGACCATGCAGAAGCTAATGGCGTTTCTTTTTCATATATACACTGTGATAATCAAGACGTCATACATATAGCTATCTGCGATTTTGGAAAAGGGATAGCCAGTACAATGCGACGGGCATTCCCTGAAATTAAAGATGACGCGACGGCCCTTAAAAAAGCACTTGAAAAAGGAGTATCCGCAAAAACCCAAACGCATAACAAGGGATTCGGATTAGATACTGTAATTTCCTGTCTTGAAGAAGGAGCCCGATTAAGAATAATAAGCAATAGTGCTTTTCTGATGTCTTTAAAAACAGGCGGAGAAGTAGAAACAATTACTAGGAGATTTCCGTTCTCTTTTGAAGGGAGTCTAATATATTTTGATTTACCTATTTCAAGTTTTGGAGAAACAGAGGTTAGTGATGAATTTACATTTTGAGAGATGGAAGAAATTATTTTAAATAACATTTTATGTGGCAAGACCTATCCAGATGCTGGGGGCTATTTTTACGGTATTATTAAGGACGCTATATTAAAAAGTGAAAGAATATACGTGAACATGGAAGGTGTTACAGGCCTGCCTACTATGTTTATGAATACTTCTTTCGGTAAGATAATGTCCGAATTTGGCGTAGAGCGATTAAAGAAATCTATGGTATTCAAAAATATAAGTAAAGTTCAGATTGAACGAATAGGTAAATACTTTAAGGACTATGCCGAAGTTTACAACCCTCCCGCATAGCTTATAATTTACTTTTAAATTAATGCCCTATTCTTAATATA